TACATATAAACTCAGGCCATACTTCTTTTACAAAATATATAAAATTATCCTGGCACAACTTTATGTGCTCAATCCATTTTTTTTCTACAGCTAATCTAAGCTGTTCGTTAGTCAGTAATTCTTTTTGCATTGGGTCCCCTTTAATATAACCCATAATAAAAATATAGTCACTACATCTATATCTCTCGCTTTATAGCAGCGTTCTGCAGATACATCTAAAAGTTGCACGTCAAACTATATGTTGTGGTAAAAAACCAATTCCAAACTAGATTTGGTACCTCTATCGGTGTTCAGGAAGGGTTCAGGACTGTAGAAGGTTGTGAGAGATGAAGGTGATTGCCCTCGCTAGAGGGCAATCACAGTAAGATTAGTTTTGATCGAATGGATTTTTGTTAGGGTTAGCTAACATCATTTCCAAGATAGGTTTTAGATTGTTGATTACTTTAGATTTAAGCTTATCAACAACAGGGTCATTGGGATACTCTAACATAATTTCCTCAATGGCACTTTCTAATTGTTTATACATGAATTGATAATTTAAACCTGTATGCTTATCAATTGCATTAGTGTTGGGTTGTTCCAACTGTTGCGATTGTTCTTTCTTAACCAACTCGCTAACATACTTAACTAGATCAGACATTAGTTTATTCCTTTCTCTTGTACTTTGATTTTAATTTCTGTTGTGTTCATTTCAACTAAAAATTCCTCATATAATTTAGGAAATTTTTCTTTGAATTTAGCAACATCAAATCGTTTCATTGTTCTTTTGATAAGTTGAGCAAACCCCTCAACACCATCAACTTTATCTAAAATAATTAAATTACATTTTAGATTTTCGAACAAATCAACATGAGTAGGCTTAATTAAATCGTTAGCCTTTTTTTGTTGCTTAACTTGTTCAACAGAATAGTGAAAGTTCACTATGTCTTGTTGTTGTTTTTTTGTAGCTTTCAATTGTCTTTTAGACTTTTGAATTGTACTCATAACATTTTCCTTTCATTAGTTAGTTATCCCATGAATATAAGAAATTAAAAAAGATTAATCAACTAAAAAAATAAAGACACCAAAAAATAAAGTAATAAATAAAGTTATAAATAAAAGCATAATTTCCTCACATTTCCGAACTGAACTGGTGTTTCTGGCCAGGCAGCTAGATCCATTTAAACAAAAGCCACGCGACGCGGGACGTCGCGTGGCGTGGCGTGGGCGTTAGCTCACGCCATTTGTATTAACTCAACATATACGAAATCCATTAGACTGTTCGCAGAACTCAATGAACTCTTCTACATTCTCCATTGTAAAAGGGTACGAACTTGCGTAATCATATTTAGATTGTATCCAAGCCCAAGTGTCGTGATCTTTCTCTGGATAGTCAGCAGGTGCTAGGTTCTTCTTACCTGTTTCTCTCTCTACCTTATCCCTCAACATTCTATGACATTCGTCTACGAACTTGTTGTTCTCTTCGGCTTTTTTAGTTTCTTCTTCTACCTCGTTGATAGCTCTTGAAACTGTCCCATCTTTAATGAGTGCTTTTAATTGCTTTGCAATTTGTAAAGCCTCTTGGTCAGTGACTTCATGCCCCTCATTAGATTGCCAATACTTCTTGTGCTCGTCTTGGACTACACCTGTTTGAGTGCAAACAAAGTCAGCTAATCTTCGCCAACCCCAAACATTGTTTCTAAAGTATTCGCCTTTTTCAGATTTGTGATTTCCTGTACTATGTAAATCAAATCCCATTTGTTTTCTCCTTGTTAAGTTAGTTTCTCTTGTCTTACCATATCCCATGAGTAATGCAAGTACAATTTTGAAAACTTTTCCAGCTGCCGTCCTGAAGCTGCCTGGTACGCCAGCTCCTAGATCTTTACCTAAACCACATTGGCTTCGCAACGGCGTGGCGTGGGCAGACGATCCTGCAACCAGCTGCCAGTTCCCAGCTGCGCACTGGCCAGGACTCAGCGATAAAGATTCATCCAGCAACGCGCGCTCCCGCGGGACGGCGGGGGCGTGCGTTACATCGAAGTACAACTGTTGATCATCGCGATGAGCGCGAGGATGTAGCCTCTTCCCACCCACTTGGGTGAGAAGAGGTATGGTAGTAATAGTACAAGAAGTAAGGTCCATATCAACTTATCTTCCCCATGTTATGCCTTCGACATCTGTTTTGAACTTCACATGATCTCTTAGCTTCATCTTCGTTAGAACCACAGGTTGGTTATCTAACCTGCCTTCTCCCTTGAGTCTGCTGCCTTTGGTGATTCGGACCCACATCTTCTCGGCATGTTTACCGTGCTTGAACCACACGTACACCATGTCGTGCATCTTGGGTTGTCTTTCTAGAGCTTTGATTTTGAAGTACGTTTCCTTACCATGATCAGGACATGTGTATACCACATTGCCTTCCTCCATTTGCCCTACCATGATATCACCCCCAACATCATTAAGACGCTGAAGACAGCAGTGCATAAAATTAGTTCTGGAATTATTGTGTTCATTTCTTTCTCCTTTGTTAGTTGGTAAGACATATAAGATATCATGGGATAAATGTCAACCTGAAAAGTTCGCAGCCTGAAGGGGCCCGGTTACCTGGCCGGTGATTTAGCTAAAGCAGCAAACCACATGGCTTCCCTGAACGGCGGGGCGTGGGTCGAGAAAGGAAAATGAAATAAACCAAATCCCACGCCTCACGCAGATTATACCATCTCCTGCTGCGCAGCGCCAGATCCCAGCGGCCAGTGCCCAGCTCCTAGTTCAAGCAAGCAAATGTACCGTGATTCAACGTGGAACGGGACGTGGCAGGAGATCCGGGGAGGGATGGCCAGCAGCCCAGGTGATTAAGGATCTAAGATCCGTGTTTGATTGCACGTGGAACGTGGAACGGGACTCACGGCACACGGCCAGAAGTTCATAAGGCGACTTCGAGAGGGGCCTATTCAAGATATACGCTGTACCACCTGCTTTCAAGTATTTAATATGCCAATTGATTTGATACTTTGATAGACCACAATTCTTGCTGGTATTGGCTTTGAGTTCAAGCCAAAATACTTGTCTATTTACGACACAATGTACATCGGGGATACCATTAATTGTACTAGATTCTATGCGAGTAAAATGCCAATCTTTATTTAATTTTTTGAGGTCTTGCCACAGCTTAGATTCTTTGTTTTGAGCCATATTTAAATAGGTCAAGAATTAGCAATACAGCCAAAAAATATCTGACCATTCTTCGTAACCCAACGATTAAGTTCCTCGTCAAAGGTTGCCATAGCTTCTCTAAAAGCATCACAATATTCGAAAAAATTCATCACAGTGAAGTCAAATTCGTAGTTCAAAGGCACTAATGTGTAGATTCCGTCGTGTAAAAAAATTATATCCATTAAGATAGTTTTACTATTTTTGTAATTACACTGTTAGGTATAATGGTGCTGCCTCCAATGGTTTCGATATATCCCTCATCACCTTCCTTGCCATCTTTATAACCGTAATCACAAAAGATTCTTGTAATGCCTTTGTTACGGGAGTAAAGCCAACCTCGTGAAACCATTCTTCCTAAACCAGATTTAGCTAATTGATCAAAAGTTTGCCACCCTGACTCGCCTACGATATCAACCCAATGTACTTCTACAAAAGGATATCTTTCGATCTTTTCTTTTTCGATCTTTAAATTAGTTTCAATCTTTTTTACTTTTCGTCTGAACACTTACCACACCTATACTTGTTGTTAATGTACTATTATGTACTTCATTGAAGACTGTCAAGAAAGTTTTCCAAGAATTACTTTTAATTGCTTTCAGTTGGCGTAACGTCAATGATGTTTTTGGCTTCTCCGATTTTACTCTCAAGTTCCTCAAGTCTCTTCTCCAATTGTTCTCTGTTCATACCCTCTAAACCAATATGACTAATTTCTTTTCTGTCTACAAAATGCCCTGCCATTTGATCTCTTCGATATTGTGCAGTAATAGCTGCAGTCATCTGACCTTTCTTTTCTGACGTGTCACGCATTCTGTTGTAGTGTTTATAGGATAATAATTTGTCTTTTTCTTCTTTTTCGAGTTCTTGAGCCATTCGTTTTTCAAAATATCTAACGACATGGGGATTCTTGTCCGGGTTAAGTAATCTGCTTGCCTGGTCTGTAGGACCATACTTATTCGTTGAAGTAAAACCTGCTTCCTTAGCTGCATCTACCTTCGATATCTCACCGTATTTAGACACATAAATATCGACAAACTTACGCTGTTTAGGCGTAAGTTCCGATATGGTTTTCAGTTGATTTGCTTTCTTTGGCACAAAAATACTATATACCCCTTCCTTAGAAAAATAAATCCCTAGTAAAAAATTTCCACCCCCCACTCGTAAGGGGTATAGTTACTCCTAGAAATTTCTAGGAGTAAAACTGGTTCTAGGAGTAAAACTAGGAGTAAATTAGTGTTGGTATAAAAGGATAATAGACGATTACTCCTAGATTCCTAGAAAAAAAGGCTTATTTTCCAAAAAAGTTTTTTTAAATTTTTTTTCTAAGCAGTGGGTATATGCCTGGTTCTAGGAGCGTGTTCCTAGAATCATTCTAAACTACACATTTTCCTTGACCCAACTGACCAGTTTGATAGGCTCTTGGTATATGTTTTTCATATATGCTCCCAACTAACAAGGAGGAAAATTATGACTTGACTTAATCACGCAATTACACTAATGGAGAGCTTCGATTATGTTTCATAATCATTCTTTCTAAGTTAGTGAAGAGGGGAGTATGTTCGGGAGACTGGGCTGCTCCCTTTTTTATTTGGCAATTACTAAATTAGATATAAACACAGTGGTACAAAGATCCACTGCTCTTCTCAAATGTTCTAAATGTTTACGGTGATATTTCTTAGACTCGTTGTCTCTACACTCACGATATTTTACAAACTGTTTCGAATATTTATCCCACGCAAAATTTCTAGGTGAAAACTGTATATCGCCTTTTTCTACAGCTAATTTATATCTATCAATCACATGCTCTGGTTCAAAACCAGCATAATAACAAACAGTAGCAAAATCAGTAGTATTCGACAAAATCCATGAATGAGCCTCACACTTATATACAGAGGGTTTACGTTCCTGACTTTTCGATCCCGCATCTTCAATCGCATTGACCAAAACTCCTCTCCACAACCTCTCTTCAGGTTCTACCTCAGTGCTTAACAACTGAGCTGCAAAGCTAGTGCCCATAATTTTTAATAAGGAAAGAGAGTAAGTCACGGTAGTAAATAGTTAATTCAACATCTCTTCGAGATTTTCTTGCGTCTTCATAATCAAGATGTACATTATTTATAACCTTATGTATATCCTCACCACTGTGTATGTCTGGGTCTTTTCTGAAGTTTATATCTCGATAGTTCATTAAATCATTATAATGACTATGACTCATCTTTTCCACCCTTTATCAGCTTAAATTTGTAAAGCTTAGCTTTAGTTTTTATCTTTTTTTCTTTTCCAAACTGCCACATCGCTTGAATATCAGCCATCACTTGGGGATCGTATGATTCTTTATAACCACACTTATCTCCCATATACAATCTGAACATTACAGATGTAACTTTGGAATAGTCTTTCTTCTCAAGTTTATTAGCGAGAATCTTAAGTGTCTTTAAAAACTGACTAGTGGATTGTTTTGTTCGAGCCACGTACGACATACTCCTCTAATATCTTGATAAGTTTTAAAACATAATCTGTAGATATTGTTTCTTCAGTCGTGTTTGCTTTTTCATTTTTAAAGTGACCTTCTCCATTACACTCTTTGCAAGTTTGTGTTTCTTCGTACATAGATATTCTTACATATCCATTACCTTTACAATTCTTACAAATCTTGTATGGCTCACTGTGTTTCATGTATCTTTTCTTATACTTTTTTCTTGTCATAAGTAAATGGTTTTTTTCTTGGGTTGCGTCCTTTAGGCCAACGACATTTAAATGTTTGGACTACAACTTTATCTAAATCTTTTTCATTACCAGTTATAATCTTTATGTCATGGCCATTAGGTTGATCGACAATTTGATACTTGATGTAATTATTAACACGGATAGTTCTTTCCCCTGTCTTTAAATCATCAAGATAATCATTCAAATTAATACAATCTTTATCAGACATCATTTCTCTTAATCTCCGTAAAGTCTTGTAATTTATGGTAATTTTCGTTGTCTCGAAGTATGGCTAAAACCTCTTCACAGGTCTTAGTGCATTGCTTCTGCAGCTCATGAAGTTTTTTCTCTGTATCTTCTAGCCGATCTGCAAGTCTTACGATTATGGCTTTGAGCTTTTCTTTGTCTGGCTCAGTTGTTATTTTTATTTTTTCTTTTTCCATTTTCTTTCTCCGTTAGTTTAACATCTAGATCTTCCTTAATATATTTATCAATTGATTTGTTATTTTTCTTAGCTTGAAACTCAACATATTCTCTTACAAGCTTAGATATCATCGATGCAGGTGATCTAAATTTTTTATTACATAAGCCTTGAAGTAAATTATAATCTCCAATTCTTACTGCTACTGATTTGAATTTATTTATATCCATGTTTTTTTAACTCCTCTTTCATTTGCGGTTTAGTTTTTATTTTTGGATCTGGTAATACGATCATCATTCTTTCAAAGTATGGATTGTTGTCACTAAAATCCCAACCTCTTTTTTTACTTAATCTATGATGAGCATCATAATGTTTTTGTTTCCAATCTAAATTAGACTTAGCCATATGCCTCCAAACAACATTAACGATAGTTTAGGAAATAACACAACAAAACAAATCAAGACTAAAATTAAATATAAATAGTTCATCTGCTTTCAAACTCGTCCATTGCAATAGCTTGAGCAAGATCTGTGTGTATTGGTTGTGTATAATCTTCTCTCACTTTTAAAGTTAGTTTTTTAAGTTTTGTTACCGCCTGGTCAAAGTTATCTGACTCTGACAATGCAGTATCTATTTTATCTACAAGTGTACGAAACAATTTACTTTTCGACTTCATCTTTTACCTCTAACATTTCGTGCACAATTTTAAGTTTATCTCTAGCCTCTGCCATCTTGCCAATTAACACGTCCATATCATCTAAATGTTTAGGGTGTTCGCCAACAGCAACAGGATATTTGAGATATATTGTTAGCTGCGTTTTATTGTGTTCAAACTCAGCTTCATATTTTTTCTTGAAATAGTCTAACAAGATTTTTTTTATTTCACTCATTTTTTTCTCCTTATCCCACATATATAAGAAATCCCATATGAGGTGTCAAGGTATTTTTTATGATATAGTTCAGCATGAATGAATTTTTTATGTTTGGAGTTTTATGTCTACTAAGCCCGTTAAGTGGGTTAGAAGAGTGCACATTTATCACTGAAGATCCAAAAAAGTTTTATTTCGAGAATGAATGCTATGCCCAGGCGGTTAAAAAAGTCAATGAAATGGGGATGGATTTGACCGATAGAGGCTTTAATATTACCCACCTTCAAATTTATTGTGTTGTTGACAACATGAAACAAAACACTTGATTTTACACCAATAAGTTGATAAGATTATCACATGAAGCAATATCGCTTTCAATGTTATGCAGCTGGACTGTATTTTACTAGTGTCGTAAACGCTGCTGACGATGAGGAGGCGTTAAATGGCTTTGCACAGAATCTGAATAATAAACAGTATTCTGTGAAACAAGATGGGTTCGGTCGTGGTTTTCGTCGTCCCCATTTAACTTATGAGGAGCTAGAACATGGCACTGCAAAAGTTAATATCGCAGAAACTTCAGTTGGAGTCTCAATGGGCACAACAAGCGTTAGCGCAGGGTAGAGTTACTACTGACATGAAGTGGATTGATATTAAAATTAAAGAGCTTCGTACTAAAATCAATGACCAAAGTGTTGCTGATGCGAAGGCTTTATTTAAAAAAGACTAATTAAGTCTTTTATATTTTTTCTCAAAAGTCATTAAGTTGATAGGGGTCTTATGCCCTTTTTCCAAAGCATACAATCTGCACAATAATATTTATAATATTCTACTATGACTGATTTTTTACGTTTGCACATCTCACATTTTGGGTGAAAATGTGTGTAACTTTTTCTGTGTACTTTTTCATCTTCCCTTGCCATAGTTTCTCCATAAGTTGTGACATGTCTGGGTGCAGTTCCCAACACAATACGTTAAGTCTTGAAAAAAAATTTACTTCAGCATCTGTGTTAGCTTTATAAACAAATGTTGCATCACCATGTTTTCTTATAACTTTAAACCTGTGATTACCGTTACGAAGTTGCATTTTTGGATCTACAACTAAAGGACACAATAAACCATTTTTTTCTACATCTGCTCTAACAGTCTGTTTAAAATCTGCGTGCGTTCCGTGCACAATTTTAATATCATCAAATTTAACTATTTGTAATCTTTCTTTAAAAACCATGTACAATGGCCAGATAACAGTTCCATGACCTGCTATTATATTTTTATGAAGCTTCTCCAAAGTCATCTCCTAATGCTACATCAACTTTACTTGGTACTTTAAATTCCATGCAAGTTTCCATTGTTTCTTTAATTGTTTTAATTTCATCATCAGATTTAATATCAAAACATAGTTCATCGTGAATTTGTATTTTAGGTAAGTAACCTGCTTCGTAACAACTAACAATTGCTTGTTTAGTTTGATCTGCTGCAGATCCTTGTATCAATCTATTTAATGCTTTGTAAGTAAATGCTCTTTTAATGTTCTGTCTGCCATATTTTGAACAAGCATTTTCAAATGTTTCGGGTGAATGTATGCCAAAATCCTTTGGTTCCCACATATCAAATCTACATTTACGACCTTTTTTTGTCCTAATTACGCCTTCATCATTTGCTTTTTTCATACATCTATCAGATAATAGCTTAACAAATGGCACCTTACGATTATATTTGGATATTAATGCTGACGCATCTTCTGTTGACAGGCCGAGTGATATACCTAATTTATTCTTACCCATTCCGTACATCAATCCTAAGCCTATTGTTTTGGCTTGTTTTCTCTCTATCCCTGCTAGATCTGCTACTGTTTGGTGAAAGTCGGTTTCAGAGTTAGCGTATGCCTCTACAAGTTCATTGGATCCCTCGTATCCGTCGCCAATAGAGGCCGCATAATGGACTACCATTCTTGGTTCTTGCTGACTATAGTCAAATGATCCCCAACGGCACCCTTCTTCTGGTAAGAAGAGACCTCGGATTTTTGGTCCAAAATCTTTGTTACGTGCTGGTAACTGTTGGAGATTAGGATTAGCCATAGACAGACGGCCAGAAACGGTCCCACCACTATCAGAACGCAGTTGGTTAATTTCGCCATGTATCCTCCCATTATGTTCGTATTTTAAAATTGAATCCAGGAATGTACCATGAAACTTGTTGATCTCTCTAGCC